CATTCGCAACAGAAGGCGCACGCACTATCTACACAAATACAGGTTACTTTGCACAGAATTACATCGCTAACCCAGCACAGTGGGGTGCGTTAATTGGTGCGCAAGATACAACAAAGCGCCCAGTATTCAATGCGTTACAACCAATGAACGCAGCTGGACAAGTTACACCATCATCTATCCGTGGCAACGTGCTAGGACTTGATCTATACGTAGATAAGAACTTCACAGCTACAACATTTGATGATGATTCAGCGATTATCCTTGCACCAGAGGCATTCACTGTTTATCGCTCAGCACAAAACTTCATGTCTGTAAACGTAGTATCAAACCTACAAGTACAGGTAGCAATTTACGGCTACATGGCAACAATCGCCAAGATGCCTAACGGAATCTTAAAGTACAAGAAGACCTGATAAGACCCGTTTAACAATTAATAATCCCCTGGGGTTTAGTAGCCCTAGCCCTGGGGGAGCTTTTTTAGACAAGGAGTAGAGATGCCAGCCACATATGTAACCGAAGCTGAGTTACGCAGTAATTTAGGTATTGGTTCACTCTACACTTCGGCTACAGTTGAAGAAGTTTGTCAAACAGCCGAAGATTTAATTAATCAATACTTATGGTTTAACACTGCACCAGTAGTAGGCACTGCATTACAGGATAATGTTGCAACTCTTATGCTTGCAAGTCCTAACGCATTTGCTGCTAGCCAATCAATAGTGGTAAGTGGTTGTGGATCTGTTTTTAATGGCACACATACAATTACAGGTACAATCCCACCTACAACTGGCACCACTAGCCTAATCCCAGTATTTATGTATAACTATGGCCAAGTTAATTATCCTAATGGCTATTCATTTGTTCAATATGCCAAAACTGCCGCAGATCAAGTTTTTCACAAAGTAGTACCTTATGGCGTAGCCACAGGCCCAGACCACAAGACCCAAGCTTATGCGAGCACCCCTGCAATCCGAGAAGCTGCAATGATCGTGGCCGTGGATATATTCCAGGCTAGACAGGTCAGTCAGACTGGTGGGGTCGGTATGGATGGGGTCAGTGCTAGCCCTTATCGGATGGGTTATCAGCTGATTAACCGAGTGCGTGGCCTCATCCAGCCGTATTCATCACCTGCATCTTTGGTGGGATAATGCCAGCCGCAATAACTACATTACGTAGCACATTAGCGACAACACTTGCCAATGCTGGCGTGTGGTCAGTATTTAGTTTTCCTCCAAGTACTCTGCTCGCCAACGCAGTAGTAATTACGCCAGGTGATCCTTACATAACACCATCTAATAATGATGAAATAAGTGTTAATCCGTTGGCAACTTTTAGAATACTTATTACTAAACCAGCATTAGACAATCAAGGTAACTTGGCTGGTATGGAAGATTACATTTTGGCAGTAGTAACTAAACTGGCTGCCGCAACCTATCAAATGAACATATCTAGCGTTTCTGCACCAGCAATAGTTAACGCAGCTAGTGGCGACTTGCTAGTATCAGAAATTACTGTATCAATCCTAACGAGTTGGAGTTAAAATGGCATATCAAGGATTAACAGAAGAGGAAAAGAACTTTCTGGCCAAGACAGGCCAGATTACACACACACCAGTAGCGGTTAAAAAACCTGCTTACAAAAAAGAAGAGGAGCAAGACTAATGGCCGTATTTTTATCCAATGGTGCGGTAGTTACTCTTAACAGTGTTGACATTTCAGCATATGTAACAGGGGTTACTATTAACCGCAGTTTTGATGAATTAGAAATTACAGCAATGGGCGATACAGCTCACAAGTTTGTTAAAGGACTAGAGGCATCGACAATTACCCTGGACCTGCTTAACAATGATGCAGCAAGCGGCACAGGTGCAGTTACTGCAACCTTAGCGGCAGCCTGGGGTACTACAGTACCGCTAGTAATTAAGCGTTCTAACGCAGTTATTAGCACTACAAACCCAGAGTATCAAACTACAGTTTTGGTAAACAATACCCAAGACCTAAATGGCGCTGTTGGCGACATCTCAACACAGAGCATTACATTTACTTGTAACTCAGTTATAGTAGTTGACGTAACACCTTAATTAAGGAGAAATAATGGCAAAGCTAAAGATAACAAGGGCTAATGGTGAAGTCACAGAGCACAAGATAACGCCAGGTGTCGAGTACGCTTTCGAGTTAAAGTACGGATCAGGTATTAGCAAAGTCCTACGTGAGCATGAACGTCAGACCGAGATTTACTGGTTAGCGCATGAGTGTTTACGTAGGGCTAACGTAACTGTACCCGTATTTGGTATCGAGTTTATAGACAGCTTAGATACTGTAGAGGTATTAGACGAAGAAAAAAAATAGCGCAGCGGGATTCAACACTTTATACGATAGCCAGCCTATCTGTAGAACTAGGGATTCCGCCTAGCGAGTTTATTAATATGGACTCTGAAATGCTTAGGGCAATAATCCAAGTACTTTCAGACAGAGCTAAGGAGATCAAAAATGCCAATAAAGGTAATAGGCGTAGATGATGTCCAAAAAGGTTTAACTTTTATTGATGAGGATATGTATAATCGTATCCGTATCGCTCTTACACCTTTAATGAAAAATGTAGAATCTTTGGCTAAAAGTTATGTGCCTAGCAATGGTGAAGTATTATCGGGATGGTCTAAACCTATTTCATCTAACGTAGATTACAGACCATTCCCAAAATATGAATCTAACAATGTTAAAGGTGGCATAGGTTACAAAGAAGGTAAAAACCGACAATTTAAAAACGGATTTCAAGTAGAAAACTATGTCTACAATATCAGTGCAGCTGGCCGTATTTATGAAACCGCTGGCCGATTAAACCCACAAGGCAGAGCGCCATTTACATCTCTTAACGAAGGTGGCGGCACTATGGCATTTAAGCAATCTGGTAGCAAAAAAAGTAGAAGCAGGTCTACAGCTTCTTATGATTCTAATAACCCATTTGCTGGTTATCAGTTTGTTACAGACCTGCCAGGCTTAACATCACAGCCTAAAATTAAAGGCGTTAGAAGTGGCGGCAGAAAGACTAAAGGCCGCTTGATTTACAAAGCATTTGCTCAAGAAAGCCCTAAAATTTATGATGGAATACTAAAAGCAATTAATAAGACCGCTGATTTTTTTAATTCATCTACAGAAATTAAGAGGGCTGCATAATGGCCAATGTAGTTGTATCTGGTTTAGCCACCTGGAATGGTAAAGCTTTAAAAAAGGCTAAGCAAGATCTTAATGTATTTGATAATCAAGTAAAGAAGTTAGGCAGAACCTTTGGTTTAACCTTTAGCGCCGCAGCCTTAGTTGCATTTAGCAAGAAAGCGATTAAAGCCTTTAATGATGATGAGGCCGCAGCGAAACGTTTGCAATTACAACTAGAAAACACTGGCAACGCATTTAGGGTATCTGAGGTAGAAGCTTATATAAAAAGTTTAGAAAAAACCCTAGGTATATTAGAAGATTTACGTGGCCCATTCCAAACTTTTTTAAATCTTACTGGATCGGTTGAGTTAGCACAAAGATCTTTAGAGGCTGCATTAAACATAAGCGCTGGCACAGGTGAAAGCTTAGGAACAGTAGTAAATGCTATTTCAGCTGGCATTAGAGGCCAAACTAAAGCAATTAAGGGCCTTAACACAGGTATAGACGAAAACATAATTGCAACTGGCGACATGAACAAAATCATGGATGCGCTGGAAAAAAGATTTTCTGGTCAATCCGCAGCTAGGTTAGATACGTACGCTGGCAAGATGAATGTGCTTAAAAAAGGCGCAGATGAAGCTACAAAGTCTATTGGTAAAGGTTTAGTAGATGCATTAGTTATATTAAGTAAAGATAAATCAGTAGCCAACCTTGCTGATGATTTTGAAAACCTAGGCAATAACATTGCTTATGCCATTGTGGAAATGGCTAAATTAATTAAAAAGTTTGATGATTTAGTAAGTAATCCATCATTTAAGGCCGCTTTATTAGCGTTAGCAATTTATAGTAGAAATACAAAGGCTGTAGTAGGCGCTATTGGTATTATCGGATTAGATGCCGTAGGTGGTGCATTAACCAGATCAAGGGGCACAGCGCAATCAAATGTAGGTGGATATTCTGGCATACCAGATGTTAAAGTTGCAAAAGAACTATTAAGGGTTACAAAAGATAATGTAAGGTATAGAAAACAAGAAAACGAACAATTAAAGAAAAAAACAGCCGTAGATCAATTAAAAGATAAGTTTGACTTAGAGCGCATAGGCTTAAATGTAGCCTTAAATGAAGCTGTAGATGCAGAAACTAAATTACGCATTAAAGCACAGATAGCGATATTGGATAACAATGAAGCGTTGGCTAAAAAACTATTAGCCGAAATGGAAGCCACAAATAAGTTAAAAGAGTTCACAGATGCATTAGCAGCCAGCACTAATAAATATGATGCAATGATTAGCGGTTTAATCGGACAATTTAGAGCGCTAGGTTTATCACTACAAGAATCTATGGCTTTAGCAGGTATGTCCGCTAGATACCAAGCCCAGGCTGATGCCTTTGCAGCTGGTAGAGGCCCAGGTGGGGCAGCGCCATTATCTACAGATCCATACGACATTTTAATTAGACAACTTGCACCAGAATTAAATAGCCAATACGGATTACCTGCACAAGAGGCCATTTCATTAGCCCACATGTCTGCAAGGTATCAAGCCCAAGCTGATGCAATTACTTTAAGAATAGATGCTTCTGGCGACAAGATGAGCCAAGCAATTGCTGAGAGTATTCAACAAGCGACTAGAAATGGTTATAGCACTTCTGGCGCTGGACAGTTGCCATAATGACAGTACCAGTAATCAATGCAGTAATTAACTTTAGCACTGGCCCTAGTTTTGCTCAGGCAATGATTTTAGATACAGGTATTTTAGACACAAACATATTGGCAGATTCAGCATCTGTAATTGTAGATGTATCCAATCAAGTAAATAGAATTGAAACCAATAGAGGCCGTACTGCACTTAGTGATGAGTTTCAAACAGGTTCACTTACTTTACGCATAACAGATCAAAATGGTGATTTTAACCCACAGAATGTATCTGGGCCTTATTACAATTTATTAACGCCTATGAAGAAGGTGCAAATTACTGCTACTTATGGATCAGTAACTTATCCTATATTTGCAGGATACATTACAAGTTATGTTACTACCTATCCACAAGAATCAGAAGATGTAGCAATGACTACTATACAAGCTGTAGATGCTTTTAGATTAGCCCAATTAGCACAGATAAGCACAGTGGCTGGCACTAGCGCTGGTCAATTATCAGGTGCACGTGTGGATGATATTTTAGATCAGATTTCATGGCCAGCATCTCAGCGAGATATTGATCCAGGTCTTACTACATTACAGGCAGATCCAGGTACTAACCGCACTGCATTACAAGCATTATTTACAGTAGCAAATTCTGAATATGGTGCTATCTATGTTGATGCCGACAATAACTTTGTATTTCAAGATCGAGGCGTAACGGCTGGATCTATTGGTGGCACACCTACAGTGTTTGCAGATGATGGATCTGGTATATCTTATTTTGATGCAACCTGGATATTAAATGACGTATTAGTGTTTAATAAAGCTACTATTACTAGAGCTGGTGGTAGTCCACAGGTAGCCCTAAATCAAGCCAGCATAGATAAATACTTTTTGCATAGTTACTTTTTAGATAACCTATTGATGCAATCAGATGCCGTAGCTCTAGATTATGCCCAGGCTTATATTGCCTCTAGGCAAGAAACCTCTATCCGTGTGGATGCAATAGTCCTAGACCTATACACACCTAGTTACAATTCAGGCATAGTGGCAGCCTTAGGCTTAGACTTTTTTGATCCAATTACAGTTAAAACCACCCAACCTGGTGGATCGATTTTAGAAAAAACTTTACAGATTTTTGGGGTAAGGATGAATATAACCCCGAATAGTTGGAAAACCACGTTCACGACACTAGAGCCCATCATTGATTCGCTGGTTTTGGATAACCCGATTTATGGTACTTTGGGCTATAATGTCCTAAGTTACTAAGGAGTAGAGATGGCAGCAGGTTTAGGTTTTAAGACGTTTACTACTGGTGAGGTGCTGACCGCAGCCGACACTAATGGTTACCTAATGCAAGGCGTTCTAGTCTTTGCAAGTGCAGCAGCTAGAGATGCAGCAATTACATCTCCACAAGAAGGCCAGTGCTGTTATCTTAAAGACACAGATGCAGTACAAACTTATAGCGGATCTGCATGGGTTGGCTTTGATGATTCTAATGCAATACAAAATTCTATTGTAGATGCTAAGGGCGATATTGTTGCAGCAAGTGGTAATGATACACCTGCAAGATTAGCAGTTGGTAATAACGGCGACACACTTGTCGCGGATAGTTCCGCAACAACTGGACTTCGTTGGCAGGGTAGTTATGCGGCTGGCAAGAACGCCATCATAAATGGTGATTTCAACATTTGGCAAAGAGGAACGACTTTTAATTCTGTTGCTAACGGAACTTATACTGCTGATAGATGGATAGTTGAAGCGGCGGGTGGAACTGGAAATGTAACCCGTCAGGCTTTTACTGTTGGAAGTGAACTTGGTAATAATGGATATTTTTTGAGATATACCAAATCAACAACTGGTGATAGAGGAATTGCACAAAGAATTGAGGATGTAAGCACATTTGCAGGAACGACAATTACTGTGTCTTTTTGGATGAAAGGTTCTGTATCTGGCTCTCTTGATTCTGTTCTGATTATTCAACGATTTGGTTCAGGTGGTTCAAGTGAAGTTGTAACAAATGCTTTAAGTTCACAAGCCTTTACTACTTCTTGGGTTAGATATTCAGCCTCAGTTACTTTGCCTTCTATCTCTGGTAAAACTGTTGGCGCAGGTAATAACCTAACAATTAGAATTGACTCTGCCGATGCTTTTACAGGTGATTTAGATATTTGGGGCGTTCAAGTTGAAGAAGGCTCAGTCGCTACTGCTTTCCAAACCGCAACTGGCACACTTCAAGGCGAGTTAGCCGCTTGCCAGAGGTATTACTATCGCAACACTCCAGGAGCAGATGGAAGGTTCTTTGGAACTTCTTTTAATTATGCTGCAACTAATGGTGTTATTTTTATTCAATTTCCAGTGACAATGAGAACTAGACCAACTGCTTTAGAACAATCTGGAACTGCTGCCGATTACGGAATATGGAGAACCTCAACTGCAGTTGAAAACCTTACAGCCGTTCCTGCTTTTGACGGAGGAACATCTCCTCAAAACGGAGTTGTTGCAGGAACAGTTGCGGGAAGTTTAACTGCTGGTAGCACAACTTATTTGTTACCAAGAAATGGTACTGCGTATCTTGGATGGAGTGCTGAACTATGAAATATGAATTACTTAGTGAAACAAATGGCGTTAAAATCTTTGCTCGTATTGATGACGATGGATTATGCCGCGTTACTTGCACAGAAGAAAATCCAGAGTATCAGGCTTGGTTAACGGCACAATCCACCCCGATTGTAACTGAGGATGAGTAAACAGCCCTGGCTGTGTGCAGCTGGTAAACAGTTAAGAGATCAGATTGATACCTGGTATCCAGATCGCCGCTCTACCAGTGATGGGTGGATTGGTGATGCTCGTCATTCCGCCAGCAAATCGGATCATAATCCAGACGAACGCAGTGGATTCGTTGTCCGAGCCATTGATATTGATTCTCGTTTGGATTCATCCGAGCAGCTCTCGATATATTTGGCTGACCAGATCAGAGTCTGTGCTAAAACCGATAAGCGCATATCTTACGTAATCCATAATGGCTTTATAGCTTCAAGGATTATGGGATTTAAGTGGCGTAGGTATCGTGGCATAAACCCACATAAGCGGCACATACACATTAGCTTTACAAAGTTGGGCGATAAAGATTCTAAGCCGTTCGATATACCACTACTAGGGGGCAAGATATGAAAATAACCAAGAAGCAAAAAGCAATACTAAAGTCCTACGCACGTGGGGTATTAGTATCTTTCTTAACATTTTTAGCAAGTAATGAATTAGGTTTAGACCCAGCACTGTCTGTAGTAGTTGCAGCACTTGCTGGTCCAGCAGCTAGGGCTTTAGATAAATCCGATACAGCTTATGGTGTCGGTGCTAATGAAAAATGAGTCCAGCAGAATGGGCTGGCTTTGGCGCTGGCGTTATGGCCGTGCTATCAGGCGGGCTAATCGGATTACGTTTTCTCGTTAAAGGCTGGTTAAACGAACTAAGACCTAATGGTGGATCTAGTATGAAGGATCAATTAACAAGGTTAGAACAGCGTGTTGATGATCTATTCCTTATCATGAATAAGCGACAATAGCAACATGGCTACCGCACGCAAGCGTAAAAAGGTTAATAAGCGCAAGGGTAAATACACCCATGAGCAGATTAATACCAAGTTAGATACCTATGCTATTTCGTTGCGTGAATTTTATTTAAGCCTAAGACGTGCAGGATTTCCAGTAGATCAAGCTCTAGGAATGTGCGATAAAAATGTATTCCCAGATTGGCTAGCACCATCTAGTCCAGATTTTGATCCAGTTAATCCAGACCATGACCCCTACGAGGATGAGGACTAATTGCGCAAAATCGCTTTTGTGAGTGATCTGCAAGTACCTTTTTTTAATGAGAAATCTGTTAAATCTGTTGGCCGCTTCCTGGCTAAATGGAATCCGCATAGGACTATATGCATTGGTGATGAAATTGATTTACCACAGCTAGGTGGTTTTAATGCTGGCACCATTGATGAGATGGTTGGCAATATAAACGACGATAGAAAACAAACACAAGAAGTCCTAACATACTTAGGCGTAACAGATGTACTAGGAAGTAACCATGGAATCAGACTTTACCGATCAATTAAAAAACGACTACCATCTTTCCTCAACTTACCAGAAATGCAGTATGAGCGTTTTATGGGATATGACAAGCTCGGCATCAAGTTCAGCCCCTTTGGGCTCGATTGGGCGCCAGGCTGGACAGCCGTTCATGGTGACGCTTTCCCTCTTAGCCAAGTACCTGGACAAACGGCCTTAAACGGGGCTAGAAGGCTAGGTAAGAGCGTTGTCTGTGGTCACACCCATAGACTAGGGGTATCGGCCTTTACAGAGGCTTCTAGAGGCCAATTAGGGCGTACTGTGTGGGGTGTTGAGGTTGGCAATTTAGTAGATTTAAGCAGTTCAGGCATGGCGTATACAAGGGGCTATGCTAACTGGCAACAAGGCTTCGCTGTGGCATACGTGCATGAGCGTAAAGTCCAGGTAATAACCATCCCTATTAATGCAGATGGCAGCTTCATATTTGAGGGCAAACTATACAAATAACGTTATCAAATCGTTATCAAAATTAAGCCCTAAATCATCCACAAAGTCATACACAAGTGTCACACTATTGACATGCCACAAAGCGTGTGCATAGAAGGTAGGGCTACAAATGAATAATATATGGCTAGAAGCTAGACAGGATGGTCTGATATTTTTTATGATCATGCTAGGTCTATCAGTGCTGGTACTGGCTTATTGGAAGATACAAAGTAGAGCGTTTGATCGTGGCTACTGGGTCGGTAGATCAGCTGGCTGGAAAGCATCTATCGAGCATAATCAGAAGATCGAGAAACTAAGATCTAGAGCTGTGTTTGATTATGACAAACACTGAGAAACTGTTTGCAGATGCGGTCACACTTATACACGACAGAGGGATGCATTACGGCCACCCAGCAATCCAAATGGATCGAATTGCCAAATTATGGTCTGCGTATCTCAATTTCCCGATCACATCAAATCAAGTGGCAGGCTGTATGGCACTGCTCAAAATCAGTCGTAGCGTGGAAAGTCCAGAGCTTGACGATCACTACAAAGACGCATTGGCGTATATTGCCATATCAAAAACCTGTCATGAATACATGCAGGATAAAGACTTTGAATGGGAGCACTAATAATGGCGTTTGATTTAAGCAATTATGAAACTGTTGAAGAAAGACTAGAGAAGTGGTGGAAAGATAATGAAGACGGATCTATACAAACAGAACTTATTAATAGGCCAGGTGCAAATCCAGATGAGTTTGTGTTTGTTGCTAGGTTATACAGAACTACGGCTGATGCGATTCCAGTTGCTACTGGTTGGGCATCGGAGATTCGTACTGGTTCGAGCTTTAATAAGTTTGCTTGTGAGTTGGCAGAATCTTCTGCAATCGGGCGTGCTCTGGCTAACTACATCTATTCGAAAAAAGGTGCAAGACCTAGTCGAGTTGAAATGGAAAGAGTTGCAAACACTGGACAATCATTTACAGTAGAAAACAAGCTAGAAGATCCAGTGCAGTGGGGCGATAGTGATTGGACTACAGCTGTGCCAGAAGCGCCTAATCCACCGCCTGAGTGTGGCTGCGCTAAAGGCATGGCATTAAAGAAAGGTTTAAGCAAGACAACTAAAAAGCCTTTCTATGGTTATATCTGTTTAGATAACATTAAAGAACATGCTATCTGGGCTAAACAAACCAGTACAGGTGCATGGTATTTTCCGAAGGATAAGGAGTAACTATGGGCTACATAGCATTTATTAATGGTAAAGGTGTACAGGTTGTAATGGATGATAATGGAGTGCATTTAGAGCCAACAGTAATTAAATGCGAAGTCTGTGAAGATGATCGGGTCTTTAGAGATGGCACATGCTTTAGATGTCATGAGTTGATTAATCGTGACTAAGTTCAAATGTAATGGCTGCAAACGTGATACTGAGTTCTTATGGCTAGATCAAACAGAAATGCCAGATGGCTTTAAGTTATACCAGTGCATGGATTGTGGCTGTGTAGGCGTTAAAAATATAAGTGAGCAGAAGGATGCACCTAAAGATAGCAAGGTTAGTAGATGTAATAGCTGTGGGGCATGGCAGTTTGAAAACCTGCCGTGTCACACTTGTTTACTGTTAGAGGTATCAGATGCCAACGTATGAGTTCAGCTGTAATGAGTGCGGCACCTTTGGCTCTACCTTTAGATCATTTACTGAGGATGTGCCAACTATGGATTGTCCTAAATGTCATACATTAATGGCTAGGCTGTATTCAGCACCTAGCTTAGTGTTTAAGGGTAAAGGTTGGGGTAGCAAGCCATGAACGAGATTGGCTACGATCAAACATGGCAAGAAGGTGATGATCTACGCTATCAATGTAAATATGTTGTGATCTAAATCACTGTCCATATAGTGAGATGATATTGTTATCTATGTTGAAAGGACTTGCTTATGTATGCTACCCTCAAAAAGCGTTCGATCTTAAATCGAAAAGCTGAGTCGCCAGCGGCTAGACTCGGAAGGCGCAGAGTTTGGGCGACCTCTTTGCTAATTGCATTTAGTCTTTGCTTTTCAAAAGATTATTCCGTTGCAGCTGATAAACCTATGCATTACAAACAATATGCATTTATTCAGTTAAATCATTCATTCACAGAGTTCTACTGTTTAGATGAGTTATATCATAAAGAAAGTAGATGGAATCCTAAAGCTAAGAATGGTAGTCATTATGGTATACCACAAGGTAGATCTAAGTATCTTAGTAAAGTAGATGGATATAAGCAGGTAGAGTGGGGTATTGCATATAACATAAATAGATATGGTTCAATGTGTAAAGCATTAGATCACTTCAAACGTAAGGGATGGCATTGAGCGAACGTGCGTTAGGTAGTGGTAAGTGGAAGAAGCTACGCATTACAGTACTTGATCGTGATGGTTGGATCTGTGCTCTATGTGGTGGTGTAGCTGATACAGTAGATCATATCTATCCACGTATAAAGGGTGGTGACATGTGGGCATTGGATAACTTGCAATGTCTATGTAAGTCATGTAATAGCCGTAAAGGAGGGCGTTTTTTTAGCCACAAGGCGACCCCCCCTGTCTTTCTGAAACCTTCTCTCCCTGAGACCACCAGCACAGTGCCAGACTCACCTTTTAATAAACCAGATACGCTGGACTTTGATGCAAACTAATACTGAATCAAGTCAGATCAAACGAGGGGTCGGATGAAACTATTAAGCGGCATTACAAAAATAGAAAAAAATGACGAATGGTACACGCCTGAGCAGACAGTAGCTCTTATGTATAAGTTATTGCAGCCTAAACCTAACTCTAAGGTTATTTGTCCCTTTGATACAGCTGTAAGCCATTTTGTTAAATACGGGCAGGCACAAAACTACAATATTTTGCATAATATGACCGATTGGCTTACTAGCGATTACGAATACGATTATTTAATAACAAACCCACCTTTTAGCATAAAAGACAAGGTGATAGAAAAATGTTTACAAAGCGGTAAGCCCTCAGCATTGGTTTTGCCTATCGACGCTTTAGGTGGTAAGCGTAGGCATGAGTTATACAAAAAATATGGCTATCCAACTATTTATGTACCCACTAGAAGAATAAATTACATATCGGAAAGCGGCCAGGACACCAAGGCTAACCATTTTCACAGCGTAATACTTATATTTAACGATTTGAATGGTTCTAGGTTAATATGGGAATGATTGGCAGCACCGAGCCTAGAATCCACACGCCACTACTAAAAGGCAACAGCAAAGTAGAGGAGGTCGCTGATCTAGCTGAGAAAATAGGTTTACCTTTAATCCCCTGGCAACGTTTTGTACTACAGGATTTTTTATCTACAGATGAATCCGATAATTGGCGCAAGAAAACAGCTCTAGTATTAGTAGCACGTCAAAACGGCAAAACACACTTAGCACGTATGCTCATATTAAGCCATCTATTCTTATGGGGTTCCAAGAATGTCCTGGGCATGTCATCTAATCGAAATATGGCATTAGATACATTTAGGCAGGTTGCATACACAATAGAAGATAATCAATTCTTAAAAGATCAGGTAAGGCAGATACGCCTGGCTAATGGTCAAGAATCTATCAGCTTACTTAATGGTGCTAGGTATGAGATTGCCGCAGCTACAAGAGATGCGCCTCGGGGTAAGACCGCAGATTTCTTATACATTGATGAATTACGTGAGTGGTCAGAGGAAGCCTTTACAGCTGCATTGCCAGTAACACGTGCAAGGCCTAACTCAATGACCTTAATGACAAGCAACGCAGGTGATGGATTTAGTACAGTGCTAAATGATCTAGTAGAGCGTTGCAAGTCTTATCCACCAGAGAATCTAGGTTATTACGAATACAGCGCACCGCAACATTGCAAAATACATGATAAGAAAGCCTGGGCTATGGCAAACCCCGCACTCGGCCATTTAATCACTGAGCAAACACTGGAAGAAAGCGTAAGCACAAACAGCATAGAAGCTACACGTACTGAGATGTTATGCCAGTGGGTAGATAGCACACAAAGCCCATGGGTATATGGATCTATTGAAGCATGTAGTGATAGCACGTTAGAAATCCCTGTCGGCCCTCAGACTATAATGGCCTTTGATATTGCACCAACTAGAAGATCTGGCGCTTTAGTTATGGGTCAGATAAAAGATGGAAAAGTAGCTGTAGGACTTGCACAGCTTTGGCATAGTGATATTGCTATAGATGAAGTTAAAATGGCAAGTGACATAAATGAGTGGGCAAGAAAGTACCACCCACATATAATTTGTTTTGACAAATATGCCACACAAACAATAGCCACAAAATTAGAACAAAGCGGATGGCGTATGCAAGATGTAAGCGGCCAAGCATTTTACCAGGCATGCTCGGACTTAGCAGATGGTTTAGCCAATAACCGAATAGTCCATTCTGGACAGGCTGACTTAGTACAGCACTTAAACAACTGCGCTGCTAAAACAAATGATGCTGGCTGGCGCATTATCAGGCGTAAGTCGGCTGGTGATGTTACAGCTGCTATATCTTTGGCTATGGTCGTGTCTGAATTAACTAAACCACAAAAAACAGCGCAAATCTTTGTCTAACTTGCACCATTAGTCCGTTTTATGGTATAAAGTATATCTATGGGTCTATTGTCTGCTTTGGGTATAAATAAAAAAACTGAATCCGTACAAGCGCAATACGCCCCTGCAATTATGGACACAGCCTATGGCTATGGTTCATTTACAACTGGTGTAGGTAATTTCCCTGGTGGATTAGATAGAAATTTCGCCATGCAGGTACCCGCAGTGTCAAGGTGCAGAAATCTTTTAGCTGGTGTAGTGTCCTACTTGCCATTGAAGCTTTACAAAAAGTCAAATGGTGAGGAGTTGGGGAACCCTCTTTGGATAGATCAACCAGACTATCGGCAACCAAGATCCGTCACCATATCATGGACTGTCGATAGTCTTTTATTTTACGGAATCGCTTATTGGCGTTGTACCGAGCTTTTTGCAGACGACCTACGACCATCAAGATTTGAGTGGATTGCTAATAACAGAGTTACATTTACTACAAATAAGTTTGGCACAGAAGTAGAAGAATATTTTGTTGATGGCGTTAGAGCGCCTATGTCTGGTATCGGTTCTCTTATTACATTCCAAGGATTAACACAAGGTGTATTACAAACCGCAGCACGTACAATTCAAAGTGCATTAGATATTGAAAAAGCCGCAGCTGTATCAGCACAAACACCAATGCCATCAGGTTACATTAAAAACACTGGCGCAGATTTGCCAGAGCAACAAGTATCTGGATTATTAGCACAATGGAAACAAAGTCGCTTAAATAGATCTACAGCATATTTAACATCTACTCTATCTTATGAAACTACAGGATTTAGTCCTAAAGATATGATGTATAACGAAGCACAACAATATCTAGCCACACAAATTGCACGTGCTATGAACGTACCTGCATATTACATAAGCGCAGATATGAACAACTCAATGACTTACCAAAATATTATTGATGGTCGCAAAGAGTTTGTAGCTTATTCACTACAGCCGTTTATTTGTGCTATTGAAGATCGTTTAAGCATGGATGATATTACTCCACGTGGGCATGTAGTTAAGTTTGCTATAGAAGAATCTTTCCTAAGAGCTGACACAATGAAGCGCCTAGAGGCATTAGAAAAAATGATTAATCTAGGTTTAATTGATGTGGAAGAAGCAAAGGAAATGGAACAAATGACACCTAACGGAAGAGAAACAGAAGATGAAACTTACATTCAGTAGCCACGTAGAAGCTGCCGATACAGAGCGCAGAGTTATTGCTGGCAAGATCGTGCCGTTTGAAGAAGTCGGCAATACTTCCGTAGGTAAGGTCGTATTTGCTAAAGGCTCAATCGACATCGGTGATCCAGGCAAGGTAAAAATGCTTATGCAGCACCGCCCAGAAAAACCAATCGGAAGAATGCAATCAAATTACAAAGAAGCAGAAGATGGCATTTACGCATCATTCAAAATTAGTAACTCCATGCAAGGACAAGATGCTTTAATACTTGCAAGCGAGCAATTAATCGATGGTTTGTCAGTAGGCGTGGATGTAAACAAATCAATCCAGAAAAAAGATTATCTATATGTAACCAGCGCAACACTAAGAGAAGTAAGCCTGGTTGAGTCACCAGCATTCAGTGCTGCACAAGTAACTAAAGTTGCTGCTAGTGAAAACGAAGCAGAGGACACAAACCAAACAACAGAAAGCGAGGCTCCTGTGGAAGATTTAGCAACAGCGCCACAAGAAGCAAAGGCAGAGGCTGCTACTCCTACAGTAGAAGCTGCTCGCCCAGTAATTACAACACCAGTTATCCAAACATCTATCCGTACGCCAATTACATCTATGGCTGCTTATACAGAGCATAAGATTAAAGCTGCATTAGGTAATGATGATTCAAAACTGTACATAGCTGCAGCAGATGATTCATTTGCAACAAACCCAGCATTTTCTCCAACACAATACCTAAGCGAGTTTGTAACTAACACACGCTTTGGTACACCAGCAATCGATGCGTGCAGCCAAGGTACCTTGCCGATTTCGGGAATGAGTATCAGTGTACCTTCACTTGTCACTAGTGTTGGTGGAGGATCAGGTGTTGCACCAGAAGTAACTGTAGAAGCAGAAGCTGGCGCAGTACAAAACACAGGTATGGAAACACAATATCTAACTGGCACAGTATCTAAGTACGCTGGTATGAACACACTCTCAGTAGAATTACTAGAGCGTTCAGATCCAAACTTCTATGCAGAGCTTACAAAGCAACTTGAGTACGCATACTTAAAGCGCCTAGATCAGACTGTATTAGCAGCTTTGATCCAAGCAGGTGCTAATGGTACAAATACAACTGCAGACCTTGATGGTATTGTTGCATTCGCAACAGAAGGCGCACGCACTATCTACACAAATACAGGTTACTTTGCACAGAATTACATCGCTAACCCAGCACAGTGGGGTGCGTTAATTGGTGCGCAAGATACAACAAAGCGCCCAGTATTTAATGCGTTACAACCAATGAACGCAGCTGGACAAGTTACACCATCATCTATCCGTGGCAACGTGCTAGGACTTGATCTATACGTAGACAAGAACTTCACAGCTACAACATTTGATGATGATTCAGCGATTATCCTTGCACCAGAGGCATTCACTGTTTATCGCTCAGCACAAAACTTCATGTCTGTAAACGTAGTATCAAACCTACAAGTACAG